TGCCGTTCAAAACGGGCAATCTCCAAAACGAAAGCACCTTCACGGACTACACGGAAAGCTCGCGCGGACGTGTGAGGATTATATCTTCGACACCATACGCGCGGCGGCTGTATTATCACCCCGAATACAATTTCAATCGGGAGTTTAACGCAAACGCGGGCGCCGAGTGGTTCGCTCCGTGGCTCAAAGGCGGCAAACACGAGGATTTTGCAGAAAAGGCTTTTGAAAAAATATATAAAAGGTTGTGTAAATTATGAGACTTGCCAAAATCAGGGACTGGCTGAAAAGCTTTAATATCGGCGACAATTTTTATATCGGCAAGCTCGACAACAAAAAAGAAAAATCTATCGGTGTATATCTCCGCGACAGGTCAGATCATCCCGTCACAACGATCGGCGGGCTGCCTTGTGGCACTTATGATATAACATCCGTCAAGCTCTTGATTCATTGGAATCATAACTCCGATGAATCAGAGCAAGCGGCGCGTTCTTTATTCGCCGCGCTGAGATCACAAACACAATTCACTATCGACAACACGCTCATACATTACCTCGAGCTCTTATGTCCCGAGCCTATCGAAGTAGGCACGGACGATAACGGGGTATATGAATGGGTTATCGATTTTTCAATCTATTATGAAAGGACATAGACATGGCAGCAGTATCATCGGGAGTATATCCCTGCTATGAGAATCAGTTCAAGTTCGAGAACAACACTATCGCCAATTGTGAGAGCTTTTCGGTATCACTCGACAACGGCGTTGAAGAGTGGTATGCGTTCGATCAGGAAGGCTGGGTATCAAGGCTCTTGACCGCAAAGGCAATCACGATCTCCGTCACCGCAAAGAGAACGATCGGCGACTCAGGCAACGACGCGATAGCCGCTCTCTCTTTTGCCAAAGGTCAGGCGGCGCAGGGCTCGTTTACTTGGACATTCCCCGACGGCACGGTCGTAACATTCGCAAATGCGGTTGTTAACGTCACGAACCCCGGCTCGGGCGACAGTACAGCGGTTGCTCCGCTCGAATTTGACATAATGTCAAACGGCGCGCCTACGGTTACACCCGCGGCGTAAATAACACAACAAAGAGGGCGGGCTTTATGTCTGCCCTCTGATTGTATAAGGAGGATATTTTTATTATGGCAAAAGTTATAGACATCACAGAAAAACTCAACTTCGAAAGCAAACCTGTTATAAAGGTTAAAGATATAGAAATAGAGGTAAACAACAACGCGGCAACTATGTTGAAGGTGTTGCCGCTGCTCAACGACGCTACCCCCGAGGCAATCTCAGAGGTGTGCAAAAATCTCTTCATCGGCGAGAACCTTGACAAAGTCCTCGCGCTCGACCTCGACTTCAAGGATTTTACAACGGTCGTTCTTGAAGCAGTCAAGCTTGTTGCAGGGGACGACGAGGGGGAAACTCAGACCCCGGCTACGACCTGATTGACGACTTCAACCTGATTGTATCGTCGTTCAGGGCGGTGTACGGGGTACGAATCAACTCCGAAGAGTTCAGAGGTATGTCGTGGGATGAGTTTACAGACCTTTTGTCAGGCTTACCCCCCGAAAGTCCCCTCGGCAGAATCGCTCAGATTCGGCTTGAGGACGATAAAGACATTATTAAGCATTTTACATCATCGCAAAAGAAAATTCGCTCAGAATGGCGCAGGCGCAAAGCGAAAGAGGTCTCCGAGACTGACCGCGCGCAATTCTTAGAGCAGATGAAAAATACGTTTATTCAAATGGCAAAGTAGGCGATTAAATGGCTGACACTGTAGGCTCTATTGGTATCAACCTAAACCTAAACAGCAACAACTTCACAAAGCAGCTCGGCGGGATCAGCACAAAGGCGAATAAAGTCGCGTCGACGATCTCTAATACCTTTACAAACTCATTCCGTAGGGCTTCAAGCTCCGCAAACAGCGCGGCGGGTTCGATGTCGAACTCACTGGCAAAAATTGGCAAGATGGTCGTAGCGGCTTTTTCTGTCCGCGCAATCGCAAGGTTCGGCAAGGAATGTGTCGACTTAGGCTCAAACCTTGCCGAGGTTCAAAACGTCGTTGACGTCACCTTCGGGACGATGTCGGGCAAGGTCGACCAATTTGCAAAAAGCGCCGCCGCAAACTTCGGACTCTCGGAGACTATGGCGAAGAAGTACACGGGACTCTACGGCTCAATGGCTGAAGCTTTCGGCTTCACCGAAAAAGAGGCATACAAGATGTCCACCACTCTCACAGGGTTGGCGGGCGACGTTGCTTCATTCTACAACATTGAGCAAGACCTTGCATACACGAAACTGAAATCCGTATTTTCAGGCGAAACCGAGACACTGAAGGATCTCGGAATCGTTATGACACAAAACGCCCTCGACGCTTACGCTATGGCTAACGGCTACGGTAAGCTTACGAAGGATATGACCGAGGCGGAGAAAGTGTCGCTCAGGTTTGCTTTTGTGCAGAGTCAGCTTGCAAACGCGCAGGGCGACTTCGCGCGGACGTCAAACAGCTGGGCAAATCAAATCAGACTCTTGAAACTCAACTTTGACAGCCTCAAAGCGAGCCTCGGACAGGCGTTCATTCAGGCGCTGACACCGATAGTCAAGTTTTTAAATACTCTTATTTCACGCCTTCAGACCGCTGCCGACGCGTTTTCTCGGTTTATGAGTCAGCTTTTCGGCACACCGCTTCAAAGCTCGGCGGGTGCGATCACCGAAAACATCACTGACGCCGAGATCGGCGTCGAATCCCTCGCGGACACCTCGAACGACGCGGCGGACGCTATCGGCAAGAGTGAAAAAGCCGCAAAGAAGCTCAAAAAATCCCTCGCGGGTTTTGACAAACTCAACGTGTTGCAGTCGACGGACACCTCCGGCGGCGGTGGCTCGCAAAGTTCAGGCGGAGCGCCGACGGGCGGCGGGGCTACAACTCCCGCTATAGGCGGTATATCCCCGAAAGTCCCAAAACAGCTTGAAACAATCAACCCGATTATTGACCGAATACGCAAAGGATTTGGCAGGGTGTTCGACGTTTTCCAAAAGGCGTGGAGCAATAAAGGCGCGGGTGTTATCAACTCAATTACAACGGCGTTCGAGAATATTAAAAGGCTTTTAGGCAGTATCGGTCACAGTTTTATGACCGTGTTCACGAACGGCACGGGGCAAAAATCGCTCGAGAGTATTCTCGGAATATTCGAAAATATTTTTTCTATCGTTGGAAACCTTGCCAAAGCAATACAAACCGCGTGGAATAAAGCGGGCACGGGAACGCGAATTGTGCAGTCCGTGTGGAATATATTTAACAAATTGCTCGACACGGTTAAACGAATAACAGGTGCAACCGCTGACTGGCTCGGGACACTCGATTTGTCGCCCCTTATGACCTCTATCGCGGGAATGATGGAATCGCTCGAGCCTTTGGCAAACCTCCTGCTTGATTCCCTCGCGACGGCTTACGAAACGATTTTACTTCCGCTTGCAAGTTGGACGATCGAAGAGGCGGCACCCGCCACCGTGGATATGTTGTCCGAGGCTTTTACTGCCCTCGAAGCTATCCTCAATCCTATAATCAGCGGGATTCAGAGCTTGCTCACGTATATGCAACCCGTGTTTGATTGGATAGGCGAGACTGCTGTCCAAATCCTCGGACAGTTTAAAAACGCCTTTACTCAGGTCGGCAACGTGTTCAAGGAAAAAGGTGCCGACATTCAGAATATCTTTCAGGGTATAGGAAAGGCAATACAGACGGTCTGGGGCTTTATTCAGCCCATCTTTAACACAGCGAGAACGTATATTTTCGGATTGTTTACCACAATTGTGAATTTTATCAGCGGCAAAATCAAGGCAGTGATCGGCTATATTAGCGGAATCGTCGACTTTATTTCAGGCGTATTTTCAGGCGATTGGTCGAAAGCTTGGAACGGAATCAAAAAAATATTCCAGTCGGTGTGGGACGGATTTGTCAATATCGTGAAATTGCCTGTTAATATCATCATCGGCTTGATCGAGGGGCTCGTTAACGGCGTGTCAAGCGCAATTAATATGCTGATCGACGCTATAAACACAATACACATTGATATTCCCGACTGGGTGCCCTTTGTTGGCGGTAAAAAATTTGGCTTTAACATCCCACATATAGGCGAATTTCACATCCCTCGCCTTGCCGAAGGCGGTCTTATAAAAGCCCCGACCCTCGCGCTGGTCGGTGATAACAAAAACGCGCAGACTGACCCTGAGGTCGTTTCCCCTCTCTCAAAACTTCAGGGAATGATTGGCAACGCGGGCGGCTACGATACCGAAACCGTCTCGTTGCTCACACGCATACTCAGAGTCTTGGAGAATATCTACGACAAGGTCTACGCCCTGAGTATAGACGTAAAAGACCGCGAGGTCGTTGTCTCTATAGCCGGAAGAGAGATTTTCCGCGCTGTGCGGGACGAAAACGATAAATATATCAGCCGCTATGGTCGCTCGGCGCTTGTATAAGGAGGTTTTCTTATGGCTTTATCATTTGACGGACACCTCTTGTATCTTAAGATCGGCAATTCTTATCAGGCTTTCCCGAATAGCTATATAGAGCTTCGTTCGTGGAGCTCAACGCCTCGGCAAAGGCTCGAACTGAAAGCCGACCGAAATTCAAGCGGTGATTTAAAAAGAGTCACCGCTCCGAAATTCAAAACTTCATTATCTTTTCAGACACACACGCTTCACCTCGCGGAAATGGCAGAGGTTAGGAGCTTATTCAATCGGGCTTTTGTGATCCCGAA